GTCGATCAACGTGGCCTCAATCCTGCCTAGAACCTGTGCCAGCTCCACTGCACCCCAGCGGGCCAGCGGTACGCGGCTGCCAAGAGCCTCGTCCTGATCAAAGTTGTCGGTCATGGTGCCAGCCCCGTGATGAACTCGGCCGGTAGGTCGTACGCAGCCGCCAGCGACTGGACGTGGGCGATCAGTTCAGGCGAGATCAGGCCCAGGCCGTGTGCTCCTGCCCATGACATCATGAAAACTCGGCTATCACCATCGGCAGCCTTCCCAAGGCCAACGCTGATGCTCATGGCGACGGCTGGGGCGGCAGACAGCGCAGCGCCCAGCATCTGGTTGACAGCCGGATCAGCCAGCAGCACGGCGCCGAAGGCGACCCATTGAGCAGTTGACTGCCCGTTAATCTCAAAAAATGCTTCGGCATCTGCCTGGCTGTCAAACCAGAACCAGCCATCTACCGGATAAGAGATAGTCGCGTGATCTTGCGCCAGAATCGTGTAGTTCGGCGTGTAAACTCCTGTCGCTGCATAGCGCAGAAGATCATTCTCAAACTTGTAAAAGCCGGGATTCGTTGTCATGCTGTTACCGTCCATCCTTTAGCGGTGGCAATAGTTGGGTTATGGGTGGCAGTGCCCCAGTTACCAGTTACCGTAAGCACTGGGCTGCCTATTGCGGTGGGTAGGTTTGTATAGATTTCATTTAGCGCAACAGGGCCTAGGGCAAGGTTGGCAAGGCTGATGGATTGGTTGGCGGGGAAGGTGGCTTGGATTCGGGAAATGCTGCTGCAGTATTGCAAGAAGTTGCCAAAGTCCGTCCCTGCGGAGGTGTCGAACAACGGGACTGATTGGAGGCTGTTGCAGCCTTGCAAGAAGTTGCTAAAGATCGTCCCTGCGGAGGTGTCGAACAGCGGCACTGATTGGAGGCTGGTGCAGCTTTGCAAGAAGCTGGCAAAAATTGTCTGCACACTTGACCCGCCAACCCACTCAAACTGCTCCAGTAATCTGTGCAGCCAACTTCCGTTATACGTCGTTACTGTCCCCACGTTATTCATCGCCAGCCGAATGTCAAGCCAATTTGAACTATGGCCATTCACAAGCCCCGATTGCGTGTGCTTTTGGCTTATGTCAATCGCGCTCAGCGTCTGCCCAGCCTGCGGCGTTACGGTCACGATAGCTGTTTTGCAGCCCCGGCTTGTAACTGCTCCAAGCCCTGATGCCGCATAGCTGTAGTTGTATTCTGCCGTGGTATTTGATGCCACGTTCACTGGCGAGCTACCATCGCCCCAGTCCACCGTGTACGCACCAGTACAGCGAATGGTGGCAAAGTTTGACCCGTGATCAAATACAGCGTGCAGGCCGTAGAAAACCTGATCCGTGGCAGCCACAGCAGGCAGTGCAGGCCAATCAACAGGCCGCACCCAGCCCCCAGCAGCAGCACCGCCACCACCAGCAACCAATGTGCTGCCTAGATAGATTTTTCCTGTTGTAGTTGGCATCAGTCTGTAATAACGTAGAGCGTAGTGGCACTGGGCGACACAATCGCGTCGTATTCAGCCTGTGTGAGGCTGACGATGTTTGTCACAGCATCTGCGCCAGTAATGCCGGTCGGGTCTGAGGCCACGGCATCTGAAATCCCGTAGCCGCTCAGCGTGGTCGGCGTGCTGGTGATCGTGCTCCATGCCTGATTGTGCGCTGTGGGCGTCCTTGCATCGCTCAGTCGGCTGTCGTCACCAGCAGCCACCGTGCCGGTCGTAGTGCCAACGCTCAATGCAGCGGCACCGCCCAGCGATGGCGTGCCCGACAGGCTGGCGTAGGCGATCTGCGCTCCATCGCCGCCAGAGTGGTCATGGCTATTTCCGTTCGTCACACCCTCTGCTGCTGTGGCGTAGGCCGTGGCATCCGTGGCAGCAGCGGTGCCCAGCGTCGGCAGGCTGCTCAGGTCGCCATACGCTCCCGAGGTGGCCACTGCGGCCAGATCACCCGGCTGCACCGCAGAGTCCGCCAGGCTGCCCTGTGCTGCCGTCGCATAGTCCGTCGCTGCCGTCGTGGCCGCTGTGCCCAGCTCCAGAGCCGTGCGCTGTGCCGCTACATCCGCTGCCGTCAGAAGCGCCTTACCTGCCGCAGTTGCATCAGTGATGGCGGCAGCATTCACTAGATCGAGGATGTCGCCGACCGTCGCATCCACCGTGGATCCCGCTTGATCCATCGGCAGCCGCTCCGTCCCATCCAGCGGAAGATTCGCGTTTGGCAGTCCTGTGATCGTTACGTCGGCCATGGTTATGCGGCAATGAGTTGTTGTCCGTCAAGCGTCTTGATGCGGACGCCGCCGGTGGTAACAAGGGAGAATCCGGCAAACGACAGCACCCGCTCCAGAATCAATGCGCAGAATCTCCCATCACTGATCAGCCGCATCTCCTGCACCAGGTAGGTCAGGCCATCGGCCACGATCTGATCGCCATAGCCCAGGTTGCCGAACTCATCAGCACGGCACACCACCTGGTAGTTGCTGCTGATCACCATGTCACCCATGATCGATTCGCCTGGCATGTCCAGAATCCCCACACCAGAAACGGCGCCAGCAGTGACGCTGACGCCGAAATCGGCGAGGAACACATCCAGGTCCTCGGTGATCATCAGCCGTACTTCTTCAGCCCGTAGCCGTTAACGCTGTAGATCGTGGTGCCGCTGGCAGCAATGGTGCCGACGAAGCGGATGTACCGCTTCAGGTCATCGCCATTCAGCGTGATCACCTGCTTTGATGCAGCTTGCGCCACAGCAGTGAAACCGCCGCCGGTCACGTCGGAGAAGTCGCCACTGGTGGTGGTGTCGCTGTGCTGCAGCTTGCCGGTCATGGTGCCGGAAGCAGCAGCAGCGCCAGCATCCAGAACAATCTGGATGTCACCCTCAAACTCGCCAAGGTCAGCGATGTTCGTAGTGGCACCGGTGAAGGTCGCCGTTTCAGATGCGACCGGGTGAAGCGGGAAGTGCTGGAGCTTCTCCAGCGCATGTTGAATCATGGTCATGGTTCGATCCTGGAGCGTGGTTTACGGGGAGTTGGTGCCGGCTGATCGATCACCTTCGGCAGCTGCGCACGACCGGAACACAGGAAGCGCCGGGCTACCGATTCGGACACCTCCACCACATCACCGACCCGAGCGGGCCGGCCTGCGATGGATGTCTGCTTCAGGATCTCGATCAGCATCACGTCACCAATCAGAGGGTGTTGTTGCCGCGGCAGAAGGCCTCAGGATGACGGACGGCGAAGTCCACATCCTGCAGCGCCACCACCCGAACACCGCCGCTCTTGTCGAGGGCAAACGGGTTCACCTGCAGATCCAGCGCACCCCAGAGGCCCAGGATCAGCTGGTTCCAAACAGCGAAGAACACATCACCCGACTCGATCTGATTGGATCGAACCACCGGGTAGCCGTTCACCGTGCCGCCAGGCTCATAGACGAACTGGGCGGTGCCGCTGGCCTTCTCGGTGGTCTTGAAGCCACCGAAGATGGTCGAGTTGGTCAGGTAGCCCATGGCGCCGATGTCGGCGTTGTCGGCAGCGATCTTCGTCTCCATGCTCACCAGCTCCGCATAGGTCGGAGCAGCAGCGCCGAAGTCTTCGGTGTTGATGCCGGTGATGTTCTTCACCCCTTCCGGCTGGCTGGAGCTGCCGGTGCCGTACAGGCCGGCCCGGTCAATCTCCAGAGCCAGCACGGTGGCCAGCTCATTGCGAACCATCATCTCCACGTCAATCGACGACTGAAGCATCAGCTTCCGGCTGAACTCGGTGTAGGCGCCAAGACCCTTGGGCGTCATGGCCACCTGATCAACCGAAGGCTGCGATTCGGTCGGCTCACCGCCTTCCGCAATCCAGTACGCGGTAGCGGCGCCGGTCTGCCGCGGGATGGCGACAGGGCCGGTCAGGCCAGACAGTGTGGTGATACCCATGGCGTTGAGCGCCATCCGATTGCGCAGCAGCTCGATGAACGAACCAGGCCGTGCATCGGTGAAGACCAGATCACCAGCGCCGGAAGCAGTGCCAACCGTGAGATCACGGCGCAGCACATCGTTCGGCACCATGAAGCCCTGAGCCACCTTGCCCAGCCGTTGCTGGGTCGCTTCGCTCACCTCACGCTCGAACGCTGCAGCCTCATAAGCCGCACGATCATTCGGGAAGGCTTGTGCGCGGATCGCACGAACGAAGCTGAACTCGCGGGCTTCCTTATCGCTCAGCCCGATGTCGGGCGAGTCGCAGGAGCCAGCGATCGGCTGCTGCCGGCGCTGGGCGGGCTGTGCAGGCACCTTGGCGCGCTTGGCCAGTTCGGCGAGGGCAAACTTGTTGGCTTCGGCTTCGCTGACGCCGCGCTCGATCAGGTCGGGCGCCTTGTCCTCAAGGCCATGCTCGCGGCAGAGATTGGTGATGCTGGAAACGCGGGCGCGCTCATCGGCCATGGCCTGAGCCCGCACCTCGTCGAGGTTGGGGGTGGTGTCTTCCATGTTGTGGGGAAGGGAGGTGGAGGTAGTGGCCGTGGCCGGTGCGCCGGTTTCGAGCTGTCGCCCGATTCCAACACTGGGGTCTGCGGGAACCGATACGACGCTGACTTCGTGGGGAAACCATGAAGTGGCAACGATCGATTCGCCGCGGTTCTCTGCCTTGCCAATCGAATAGCCGACGCTCACGTTCCGCAGGATGCCGTCCGTGATGTCGCCAACGACCTGCTGGGCAAACTCGTTACGGGAGAAGCGAACACGGGCCATCCCGCGCAGCTTCTCGCCATCAACCCATGCACGCTCGACAACGCCCACCACCCGGTCAGGATCGTGATTGAAAAGGACGGGCGCGCCATCGTTCAAGCGGCTGAGATCAACCGACTCTGGTGCATGGCTGAGCACCTCCTCCCCAAACCACCGAGAGACCGGCAGCTCTGAAGAGAAGGAGAACTCCAGGGTGCGGTCTTCATCCTGCGCACGAAACTCCGTCGCCTCAAAGCGCCGAAGCTCCGTGCCAGTGATTGCGCGCTCCTGTTCCATTCAGCCCATGAGTCTGAAACCAGACTAGGGAGCTACCGTTGCTGGTTCCGTAGGTGCAGCTTCAGCCGCCTGCTCTGCGCCCTTCTTGTCCACCGCCGATGGGTTGGTGTCGAACACCAGGCCCAGCCTTGCCTGCTCCTCCAGCTCGGCAGCACGCTGCGCAATCAGCTCGTCGTAGTCACCGCCGCGGGACAGCACCACATCCGATTGCGTCATGAAGCCATCGCGCACCGCCTCCCGATACGCGGCGCCTTCCTTCTGCGGATCAACCCATTCCCACCCACGCGCCACCCATCGCACCTGCTCGTAGCGTTCCGGCATGGTGTCGAACGACGGCAGCCGCAGATCACCGCTCGCCACCGCAGCCCGCAACCACACCCGGAACACCCGCTGATGGAAGTGGCGGATCATGTGCTGTTGCAGCACCCGCCAGTTCTCGCGATCCTCAAGCAGCGCCAGCCGGCTGGAGCTGTAGTTGGTCTGGCTGAAGTCCTTGGACAACGTCTCGTAGCTCACGCCAAGGCCTGCCGCCATGCCCCGGAGCATCGCCCGCACGAACGGCTCGAACTGGCCATCGGGTGCATGAAGGTCGGGCACGGTGATGTCCTGGCCGGCGAACAGCGTCTTGATAACGCCAGGCTCAAACTCGGTGACGTGCTCACCATCGACGATGTCTTCGCCGAGCTCCTCGCCGGCGCCTTCCTGCGTCTTGATGAAGCCCATCAAGCTGCTGGCCGCCCGAGCCCGCACCACCTCGGCCTCCTGGTAGCCGTGCAGGTGGTGCAGCTGCTTGATGGCTGATGCAAACCACGTCACGCCACGAGTCTGGCCCGGCCGTTCGGCCACCATCACATGGATGATCTCCTCAGCAGGAACGATCACCCGCCGGCGATCAACGCCGCCGCCCTTCTCGTCGCCAGGGTGGCCAGTGAAGAACGCGTACTCAACCGGCCGCTGCCATTCGTCCAGGTGTACGCCCATCTTCCACGTACCGCCGGCAATCCTCTGCCCCGGCACCAGGCCGTGGCTGTCCACCGTCTCATCCAGTTGGTCGGCTTCGATCACCTCCAGGCCCAGCGGTACCGTGCTATCGCCGAACGGTTGCGCGACCAGCCGCACGAACACCTCGCCGCTTTCTGCTGCAGCACCAACCACCATCCGCTCGATGTCCTCAAAGGACAGGCGGCCTGCGGTGTGGCAGCGATCCGCCGATGTCCACGCCTTCCAGCGGCTCTCGATCTGGTCGTTGATCTGTGCATCAAGCACCGCGCCACCACGGCTCCGCTGGCGCTTCACCTGCGCCTGCAGCTTCACGCCGCAGCCAATCACGTTGTTCATGATCGTGCGCTTCGCCTGCCGCGCGTGGTCGCTGTCGCGGATCAGCTGTCGCGCGCGATTGCGCAGCCGGACCATGCTGCTGCTGATCTCAGCATCGGCGCTGGTGCCACTTGCCAGCCAGTTCGCCGTCAGCCGGCTGATCTTCGCCCCCTCGTAGAGCCGCAGAGCGCTGCTCATGATCCGAACCTCACAAACAGGTTGCGCGGGTCACCCAGGCCGGCGGCCACCTTCTCGGCGGCGCGCTCGCGGGCGACGATCGTCTTCAAGTAGCTCTCGCGTTCCATCAACTTGCCCAGGTCCAGCTTCGTTGCCGAGCGGCCGGCAACACCAAACGAGCCGACCGAATACTGGCTCACACCACCAGCGACCACGGTGCGAATCGCCGTGCGTACCGCCTCTAGATCCTGCTCCGCTTCACTGCGACCATCCACCGCCGCCGGTGTGCCGGTGTACACCAGGCTGCTCAGCACCTGCAGGGTGCCGCTGCCCAGCGTGACCAGCTGGCTGCCGTAGGCCGCCTGCGCCTGC